GGTGCCGATCTCGTGCATCACACGAGACGGGGACTTGATTCCGAGCTTGTCTTTGACCCACTGCGGGATGCTGTCGCCAAGACTGGAAAACCAAGCCTTCACGCCTTCCCACTTGGACTGAAGGCCGCTTAGCAGCCCCGACATAATATCGGTGCCGATCTGCATCATCTGAGCCGGCAAACCCTGGAACGAGGAGAGCAGATCGAGCGCGAACTGCGCGACAGCCTTCTTCGCCGTATCGACCTTCGCGACGATGTTATCCCAGGCCGATTCGAACGTCGCCCAGGCGCCCGCGAGAAACTCGCCGATCACCCCCGCCAGGGTGGTGATCTCAGGCCAGAAGTAAGCGACGGCAGCGCCCAGCGCCAGGAACCCGGAGGTCACTGCAAGGATAGGTGCGCCAATGGCTACGATGCCGGCGACGGCGAGTGCGAGAGGCGCGACGACCAGCGCAATTGCGGCCGAGAACAGGCCGAAGCGCGTGACCGCGTCCTTCAGCCAGGGCGACATCTGCGTGAAGGCCTTGCTCAACTCGACCAGCCAGTCGGTGAACTGCGCGAGCGGGCCGGCGGCGGCCGACGCCATCTGCGTCATGATTCCACCGAACACCTTGGAGAGGCGGTCGAGGTTGTCGTTGAATTGCTCGGCGTTGGCCGCCATCTCCGGCGTGAAGACAATGCCGAGTTCGTCAGCCTCGTCCTTCATACGCTGGAGAGCATCCGCTCCGCCGTTGAGCATCGGGATCAGCGTCGCGCCGGAGCGCCCCATCAGATCCATGGCAAGGGCCGTCTTCTCGGCCCCGTCAGGCATCTCGGAGAACTTCTGCGAAATGTCGTTCATCACTTCGCTTGCCGGGCGCAGCGTGCCGTCCACGTTAGTGACGGAGACACCCAACTGGTCGAACATCTCGACCGCGCCCTCGACGCCGTTCTTCGCGTCGTTCATGTTGCGCGAGAGCCGGCCGACAGCGGTCTGCAGCCCCTGAAAGGAGACGCCGGAGAGTTCAGCAGCGTGCTTCAGGCGCCCCAGATCGTCGATCGGGATGCCGATGCTCTGCGCGGCCTTGGCCATGTCGTCGGCGCTGTTAAGGACGCCTTTGACTGCAGCCGCAACGCCAGCCCCGACCGCCACGAATGCAGCACCCGCCGCCATGGCACCCTGGCGCATCGTCGCGCCAAAGCGCTGCATGCCGCTCTTGGCGTCATTCAGGCCTTTATTGAACTGGGCGCTGTCGAGACCAAGATTGACCCGAAGTGCGCCGATGACGGAATTGGACAATGGCTTACCTCGGCTGGGCCAGCCGTTCGGGCTCGCCGCTCTTCATTGAATGGTCTGGGGGGGGGTATTGCGGGAGCCTGTGCTCGCGCCGCGCTGGGATGGATGCTAGTGTCCGCGCAAGAATCCAGACGAGGCCGGAATGCCGAACAATATCCAGAGCGAAACGGAAAAGTATTTCGCGCACGAGAACCGCAGACGACGGGGCGCCGGGAAGTTTTTCCTCTTCGGCGTAATCGGTATTTGCGCCCTGTTCGTCTACATCTTCACCTGAGGCTTCTTCCGCTTCCGGCCATCCATCCACGATCGAACGATCGCCTCGATATGCTCAGGGGAGTGCTTCTTCGACGGCCCGTCCGACCCGTGGAGAAGCGACTTCAGCTTCGTGAATTCCTTGGACTTCTTCGGGGCGTAAGCGGTCAGGTAAGCAGTGTGCCATGCGGCCCACGCGCGATCGTTGTGCTCCCGCTTCAGGCGCTTCGCGACGCCGTTCAAGACGTGGTGGATCGCGAGCAGAGGCGTTGACCAGAACACCTGGAAGTCCTGCTCAGCCTCCACCCACGATTCCAGCAGCGACGATAGGTCTACTTCGTCGCTGCCTTCGGAGGGTTTTCGGCAGCTTCCTTCTCGGCCAGCTTGGCTGACTGTTTGGGGAACGCTGCGATAAAAACCTGCTGGATCTTCTCGACGAGCTCCTCGAGGCCGCCGGCCGGGTAAAGACCGCTGGCCTGGGCGACCGTCAAATCAGGGTGGTGGTCCTGCATCGATGCCCAAAGGATCGCGCTGACGAGTTCGAAGTCCGGATCGTCGCCCATCGCTTCCATTGCGGCCGTAACGGCGCGAAAGCCCATGCCGGTCTGCTTCTTGAGGCAGACCAAAGCGTTCGGGGAAAGTTGCAGCGTGTAAGACTTGTCACCGACGACAAGTTCCACCTGTCCGATGTGGGGGTTTGCCATTATTCAGCGACTCCCCAGGTTTCCTCACCGGACACCGAGACCGTGATCATCGCGGTCATGCGGTCATCGATCGGAGGCGTCTTCGAGTAGCCGATAATCGACGCTTCATACGTGACGGTAACCAGGTTCGGGAAGGTGATGCGGTGCTCGACTGTGGCGCCGGAGGCGAAGAGGTCGCGCAGCATGACGTCGGTGTCGTTGCCCGGGATCCAGTTCAGTTCGAACGATGCCTCGCCGGAGTCGATCAGTCCGCTGATGTATTCACGGCGACGGCCCGGGCTGCCGTAATGCGTCGCGTCGATGCGGTCCGCGGTGGCTTCACCTGGCGTGACGTTGAACACTTCAGCGACGGGAACGAAGGCTGCCGGCTCTGCGGCTGCATCCCAGATTTCGTAGGTGATGCCGTAGCCGATCATTGCTTCGGTCATGTCGGGAATCCTTATCTGCGCGCGCAAAAAGACCCCGGCCGCTTGAGCGTCGGTTGGTCTGCGGCTTGTGGTGGTGTGGTGGGGTCTGGCGCTTGGCGCCTATCGGTGGTGCACGAACGCGTCGACGGTGACGCGATACAAGGTCGAGACCTCGCCTGGCGCCGCAGCGGGCATGTCACGCTGGCCGTCGATAAAGATGCCCATGATGTCGCCGCCCCGGTATCCCGAGATGACCGCGATCAGGGCGTTTGTGGTGTCGCGCGCCGAGACATACGTGTCCGCATAGACGTCGAACTGGACGCGGCTCTCGACGTAATTTGTCGGCCCACCGTAGGTGTAGTCGCGGACGCCTGTGATGCGCTGCATGACGACATACGGCCGAGCGATCGTGCCTTCGGGCTTGCGCCCCCAGTACCTGCGCCCGCCGGCGACAGAAGCCAGCAAGGTAGACAGTGCAAGTTCCATGGATCAGCCTCTCGCGGCGCGTCGTGCTGCAGACTTTGCGGCCCGTGCGGCGCTCGCCTTGATCTCAATGGCGAGCCCCTCTTCGACCGACTTCAAAACCTTGGCTTTGTTCTGGTCCCAGGCCGGACGCATGAACGGCTGCGCGCCGTGCTTCGCGTTACCGAATTCCTGGTTGTGGGCCTGCGGCAGCGGTCCGGCGCCGGCATAGACCTCGACGAAATCCTTGCCGCCCGCTTTACGCGCGGCAGACCGCGCCATCTTAGTCTGCCGGCGAGTCAGTTTCGTGCCGACGATGATGGATGACTTCAGGTCGAAGCCGCCCGTGTCGGGGTCGTCTGGCGCCAGCCGTGCAGCGGTTTCCGCCACGGGTTCAAGCGCTTTGAGGCCAACGCGACGCAGAACGGTGCGGGCGCCCGCCTTGGACATCTCCCCGAGGGCTTTATCCAACTCGCGCAGACCGTCAACTCTTACGCTCCGGCTCATTCGGCGGCCACGCTGGCGGTGATCTCCAGGAAGCGGAAGCGGCCATCAGCCGTCTCTTTCATCCCGACAATGTTCCACTCGCGGCCCTCATGGAGAAGCCGGTCGGATGGAAGGATGCCACGAGCCAGGTCGTGCGATCGGATCGTGAAACGCGCGGTAAGGAACCCGCCGATGCCACCAGCGGCGAACTTCTCGCCGTCGGCCACGTCGACACGCTTTGCCGCGGCGGTCAGGAAGTCGGACCACGTCAGAACCGGAGAATTAAGTTCATCGGGCTCGGTCGTGGCGCGTTGAATTACTATGATGCGATCAAGATCGCCTGCGCCCATGGCCATGGTTGGACCTCACAAGTATTCCCGGTGATTGGCGAGAAGGTCGTCGAGTGTGGTTCGCCCTGAGGAGGGCTGCGGCTCGCGGCTATCGAACGTGTCAGAAATCAAGAGCAGCATTGCGTGCCGGACAGGGGGCTCGATGCTCGTGGCCCCGGCCGTGACCGATACAGTCACGCGCGAACCGAAGCGCTTGGCTGGCCAAACCTGGCCATAAATCGGATGCAGGGCGCCGTCGACGAGTTCATAATTCTCGGTGGGAACGGTCTGCTCGGCGCCGTCCACATCCGTGTAGGTGACCGAAGCGACTGCCGACACCGGAATGACCGGCAGATATTCGAGATCGCACCACTCGGATGCGATCAGTTCGATCTCGCGCTCGGCGAACAGGGCGCCGCAGTACTTCTCGACGTGGGATCGAGCAACCTGAATGATCTCCTCGAAATAGGCATCGTCGTCGTCATGGAAAACACGGCACTGACGCTTCGCCTGCTCAAGCGTGACGGGTTCAGTCGTCGGATTCGGTATCGTCGGCCTTTGCCACATCAGACTTGCCCTTCTTGCCGCGCTTTTCGGGCGACGGCTGCGCAACAGCGCGCTCGACCTTCACCTCGGCCACAGGAACGGCATAGCCAGACTCGATAAGGCGGATGGCCTCGCCGTCCGGGAAGTCGCGCTGATCTCCGGGCGACAGCGAGTACTCGTTGCCGGCCAAGCCGACCGTCATTCTGATTTCCATCGTCTCGTCCTTTCGAAAAGGGGCGAGGCCGTTAAGCCCCGCCCCTCCAGGATTACTCAGCGGCGGTGATCAGGTGCTTCACAGCGGCCGTGTCACCGAGCTCGCCGTCGAACCGGATCAGGCCGGCGATGCCCAGGTCCGGCCAGAAGCGCTCACGAAGGACGCCGATCGTCGGCGTGCCGACCTTGCGGACGAAGTACTTCGAGAAGTCACCGAACAGCATGACCCGCGCGGCTGCGCCGAGGGATGCCATGTCGTCGTTGATCTCGTAGCGGTGGCCGAGCAGGGTGCCGGGCTGGCCGACCTGCACATTACCCATCTGCCAGAGATAGTTGCCGTCGCCGTCCTTCAGCTTGCGGATCGCCGCAAGCGTGGTATCCGCGAACATGAACCGAGCCTTCGGCGAACGGCGGTAAGCCGCGTTGACCGAGTGCAGAAGGTCGATGATCTCGTCGCCCGTGATGGCAGCGGTGGCGACTGCAGTCTTGCCGAGGGTCGACGCGGTGACAACGCCGTTCGGATCGCCGGAGCCGTCGCCGATCGTCAGTTCGCGGTTAGCGATACGGCCGAGGCGCTCGCCGAGAAGCGAACCGAGCAGAGATTCCATGTTGAAGATGGAGTCCTGCGCGAGTTCCATAGAGAACTTGACGAATTCCGTGTCGTACACGTAAGCGCCGAGTTCCTTGTTGCCGAACGTCGCATCCTTGCCGCCGTCATCCGTCAGCGCAGTGCCTTCGGTGTGCTTGCCGGCCGGAACGTTGGTGTCGTTGACGGTCGGGATGTTCAGGATGTTGCCGCTCGACGTCGAGATGACGGTCGCGACATCCTCGTTGTACATCGGGCCCCAGTCCTTCATCGCCTGAACGATGAAGTTCGCGAGCTCGACCGGAACGGTGTAGCCGCCGGCGGTCGCGGAGGTCGTCTGGATTCGGAATTCCTTGGTCGACTGGGCGCCGCTCTTGAGGATCGCGCGCTCTTCCGGGGTCAGCGCGCTGGGATCAGCACCTTCTGCCAAGAACTTGTAGAACACCTCCCGGTATTCCTTTTTCGCCCCGCCGTCCTGGCCGCGGGCCTCGGAGTCGGCTGCGTTCGGGCGCATCTTGGCGCGGGCTTCCTCGGAAGCGGCCGCAACGCGGGCTTCGACTTCGGCAAGCTTCTGCTCGCGCTCGATCAGCTTCTCGACCTTGTCGAAATCGGCCATGATGGCGTCATGGCGACCGTCAAGTTCAGCGGCGCGCGCTTCGTCGGTGTTGGCCGTGATTTCGCCAAGCGCTTCACGGGCCTGCGTGACCAGGCGGCCGCGCTTTTCCTGCAGTTCTGCAAGGGTCATATGGTAACTCCATTCGGGTGTGGTGGTGTGGTGGTGGCAGGACGCTCGTCCTTGCCCTCCGGACTCGCCGGGTGACTGCAGCCGAAAAACGGCTGACTACGAGGCGTCCTGCCGGATGCCCCGAATTGCTTGGTCATGCCGCGCTTTGCGTTCTGCGATGCGACGCTGGGCGGCGGCCTGGTTCTTGATCTTCTGTTCGTTCTCGGCCTTGGCGGCATCCGCCTCGGCGCGAGCCGATTCCAAGGACCGCACGGCGAGCGTGGTGTCGGCATACGCCGGGTTCGCCGTAGCTGTGACCTCGTAGAGTTCGACCTCAAGAATGGTCCGCTGCGGCATGTCGCCGGTCTCGTCCCATTCCTGCTTGGTCACGGCGAAACCGAACGACATGCCAGAGATGTCGCCCCGCTCGACCAGCGTCCACAGGTCTCGACCGTCCGCCGTGTCCGGCACGTCGATCTCAACCTTCAGGCCGCGGGCATCGACCGAAAGCCGAAGCGTGCCGCTCTTGGTGCGCCCGAGAACACGACCCATGTCGTGATTGTAGAGCGCGAGAACATCGCCGCCGATGGCGCGATCAAATGCGCCTGGTGCGATCCGCTCGACGAAATAATCGCCGATCACCGCATCGCTGTTAAATACGGCGGCGTAACCCGCGAGCGTGCGCTTCCCTTGATCGGCGCGCACCTCGACGCCGAGACTGCCGCCTCGCTTTTCCAGATTGGTCATGCGGCTTGCGCCTCGTCTTCTGTGTTGTCATTGGCTGCGTCTGGCTCCTGCGCCTCGGCGACAGCCGGCTGGCTGCCCGCCTTTTCGAGCGGAACCGTCGCGCCCTGAATGTAGAGGCGATCGCCACCTGGCTTCGGAGGACGGTTGTCGAGCGCGCGCCCTTCGTCAGGAGTCAGCAACCCGGTCTGTACCGCCCGCGCCATGCCGTCCATGCGTGTCTTGTAGTCGCCCCGAAGGATGCCATCGAGATTGTGTTCGACGTAGCGTCCGCCGCCCTGGCGCCCGAACAACTTCAGGTTCAACTCATCCTCGAAGGCTTCGGCCCACTGGCCGACGAGGTGCTTTACGAGGTGCAAATCCTGCTGCTCTGCGTTGCTGAATGTCGCGCGCGTAAGGTCCTGCAAGAAGACGGGCGGCAACTGGTAGGCGCGCGCGATTTCCTCGACCTGGAAGCGGCGAGCTTCGATCATCTGGCCCTTGGCGGGATCAATGCCGACAGGGTTCAGTTTGTAGCCGGCCGGGATCGGGAATATCGCCTCGCTTGCCTTCTTGGCAGCGTCGACCGACCTCTTGATGTCCGCCTGCGCGCGCTTGATGGCCTCGGCGCCCGTCGGCATTGGCCCCTCAAGCGAGAGTGGCGGAACTCCACCCCCCGCAAAGAAGTTCGAGCCGTAGTCGTTCATGGCGATAGCGAGTTGAATCGCCTTGCTCGCCTGCATAATCGGGCCGTAGTGCTTCAGCCCATCGGACTTCAGCATGAACGGAATATCGATCACATCCGCGGCCGGATAATCGATCCCATTGGTCGTGTAGACCACCCGCCCATTGCGTCGGGCAATGACCGTCTTCGCCGGATCCAACGGCCAGATCGCCTCGACGCCCTGCGGCGCACGCTCAATCCAGGCCAAACCGCGTCCGCCGGTGAACACCTGCGACCAGAAATATTGCCGGAACTTGAAACTGCCCTGCTCGGCGTTCGGCGAGTTGTGAATGATCGCCTCAAGCTTCCCGCCAACGCGCTTCGGCCCGTCCTTCGTCTGCCGGTAAGCATGAAGGGGCAAGGCCGCAAGCGTCTTGCTCAAAAAGTTGACCGCCGCCCAGACGGCCGGCACGCAGAGAGCGCTGTCGATCGTCACATTGGGCAAGTTGGCTGTCTGCACACCGAAGAATGCAAGGAACCCGTCGGCGCTCACCGGAACGGTCGGATTCTCTATCGTTTGGCGCAATTCGACCGCGGAATGGGTAGGTTCGGCCCGCTTGCCGCCGGTAAATGGCCACATCAGCGGGCCTCCTTTTATGCGATTTTGGCGAGCGAAAACTCAGGGTCGTCCCAAGGGGATGGGGCATCCGGCTTGGCCGCATCACGCAGACGGAGCCCGAGGCACATGATCAGCGCGATTGCGCCATCGATCTTGTTCTCGGGGCGTTCCTTGCGCGGGTAGACGTTTTCCTTCGCGTCGTAGTGGCCGACGACATTGCCGATCATCCAAGACAGCGGGTCGCGCGGGCCGTATGGGTGAGCGATCTTGTTCGATCGCATTAGAGCATCGAGTTCTTTCGTCGGCTCAGAGAAGTTCTGGACCGTCTGTCGATACTCGATCGCGTTGGCGCCCTCTTCGACCAGATGGTTGGCCATCTGCTGCGCTTGCCAGGGGTCATAAGCGACCTCAATAACCTGAAACCGGCTCGACATCTCGATGATGTCTTGTTCGATGCGATCGATGTCGATCACGTCGCCTGGCGTGGTGATCAACATTCCTTCAGATTCCCAACCCTTGTAGGAATCGTTCCGGCTGTCGAGGATCGCCTGCTCCGGGACATAGAACTTAGCAAACTGGACGACCTTGCCGTCACGCTCGAAAATTGAAACGACTGCTGCGATATCGACCTTGGATGCAAGATCGACGGCAATGCGGCACGGTTGGCCTGCGAAGTCCTCGATGTCGAGAGTTTCGTCCAGGCATCGGTCCCAGGCGCGCATGTCGTAAAGCGCCTCGTTCGTCTGGATCCAGACGTTCAGGTGCTTCGTGAGAAAGTTTGCCTGCGACGCCGGCGAAGACATTGCCTTGCGACATAGGTTCGCGACGTGCTCCGGCTCAACCGAAATCCCGTAGTTGGGATTGGCCTTGCGCCAGGTCGCCTCCTCCGTCCAGTCGTCGTCCTTGTCGATCGTGTAGACGATACCGAAATAACTATCGTCCTCCGCCGGCCCCTTAAGGATGTTCAGCGTGTAGGCGCGATGTGG